TATTAGAAACGCAATACAGAGCCCTGAGAGGCATAATAATAGTAGTTCTACTAGTAAATGATAGTCAGGTATTTGCGGAGTATCTAGTAATATGGATTCTGCTAGGGCTGCTTGTATTTTGTGGGGTTCTAATAAGCCTGTTGGAGTAGCCAACTGAGGCATAATACCCTTTGCAGTAAAGCCAACAAAAACAAACTTACCGTTTACATCCATTTCTTTAAGAGTTGTTTGAGGTGTATCAACCCAACTTACCCACTTACGACCAAGACTATCCGTAGGTATAGGAGGTAGTCCTCTTACTCTTACCATCTCTATACCATTTTCATTGGTTACTATTTGATAAGTAGTGCCTCCACCTAAAATCTTTAGAACCTCTGTGCCAAAAGAAGCGACCCAACCATTAGGAGTCTGTTGTAAAAGAGGTAGTTGCCTTACTAAGTTATCTACATCTACGTTTGCTGATATAGCTCCTTGACTTGCAGAGTCTTTTAAAACTTCAATGTTCTCTAAAAATCCTGCTGCTTTAGGTAAAGAAACCTCAATGCCCTTTATTACTGTACCATGAGTAGCGGGGTAAAACGCATTATTAACTTCAGGCATTCCTATGACCGATGGTGAGCTGCTTAAGGCTATAGCAAACGCATCATCCCCTCCTAGTCTATCGGGATGTGGGAATAACATAACCCAACCAACTCCTATCGCTCCTTTTTCTAATAGCTTCGTATGTATGTTGGCTAAACTTTCTCTTGGTAGAGGATAACCACCTTCCGCATCTAAGTCTTCTTCAGTAATATTTAAAATGCTAAAATAGCCGGTAGGGTCGGGAGTCTCTATAAAGACATCAAAGGTTTTTAATTTTAAAACCTGTAAAGGAACTGCATTAAACAATAAGGGAAGAGTCAACAAGCCAATCAAAGGTAAAGACCATTTCATATTAGTTTCCTTGTGTTATAGTAATTTGTGATGAGCCACCGCCATTTACAACTATCTGTGTACTCTTACCATTCTGTACTAAGATAAAGGTATAGGAGTTGCTTTTGTCTAAGTCTAGTCTTACTGTATCTTCTAAAGATTTATAGAACGTAATGACTGTGTCTGTCATAAACGTATTAATTTGTGTTTCTTGGTCAAAACCAAAGGTCGTTCCTTTTAAATCTATGTCAGCTTTTAAAAGTGTTTTGGTTGTATCTAGTTCATTTACTTCTTCAATAACATTTAAAAGGTCTTCTAAGAAATTTACATCTAAATAGTTTATATCTAACTCGGTGAACTCTAGTTCATCTTCTCCTAAGTAATCTTTTTCTAACTCTTCAAACTCTAAGTAGTCTATGTCTAATAGATTGTCGGTCTTTACTTCTGCAGAACTAGACTCTAAACCTTGTACTTCTCGTGGAGCACTTACTATTAACATGTTGTCAATGAGTTCTAAGGTTAAGTCCAGAATAACTGGATTGCTAGGAGCAGTCTCAAACATAGAAACTGTTGTAGCTTGATAGGGTTTATTTAAAATAACTTGACCCATAGCAGTACTGACCACTATCTCTCCAGATGGTAGTCCGTCTTCTTTAGGTAATAAAATAATTAAAGACCTTCCTAATTCATCTACAGTCACTGTGAAATCAGTGCCTCTTATTCCTACCGTTGCAGAAGGAGTTTGAATTAGAATGTTTTCTTTTTTAATTGTAGACAGTTTGCCCGTAATAAAACGTGCGGTTCCACTAGCGAACTGTAGAGCCATCTTAGATTTAGATGGGTCCGGGTCATAGATAAATTCATCTATAACTAATTCTGAATGCTCAGTCAAACGAACTTGACTGTCATCTAGAAATGTAATGCCTAATCTTCCGTTTGAAGTTTGAACATTATCAAAACTATTTATATCAAAGGATAAAGCAGCATTATAGGTATTATCTCTAATAACCCTGCCCGAACCTTCTAGTTCTGTAATGCTTCCTATATCAGCATGAAGTGGACGTACCACCATCAGACTGAACAACACAGACAGTACCACTACTACCTGTAGAAAGAATTTTAAGCCAATCATTATCTAATGTACTTTGTTGTTCTATATTAAATGTTCTTGAACTTCCAGTTTGGTCTAAGTAGAAGTAACCTCCGGCATAACCATCACCATCGAAAGTTACGTTGTTTGAATCACCATCAATATCTACATAGCTTGTACCTGAATCGTAATCAATATCAAAATTTAATGTGTTACTATCACCTTGTATTATCCAATCTAAATCAGTACTGCTTGCCATGTCTGCTGTTGCTAGGTCTAAAGTAAAAGTATTACTTGTACCTGTTACATCTACATTTAAGTTTGAGCTGTCTGCTCCATGAGTATTTGTTGGGTCAACCTGTATATTAAACGTGTTGCTATCTCCATCAAACTCAAAGAAGCCTACCAAACTATCAGCCAACATATCTCCAAGAAATTTATTTGAGTCACCTATTTGATTTATGTCTAGTGTCATACTAGTACCATCTAAATCTAAAGCTGTCATGCTTCCTGCTGAAGCGTCAACACCACCAATGATGTTACCTGAACCTAACTGCTCTAAATCTATATTGGCTGTAGCTCCTGACTGCTCTACGAATATCTCGTTGTCAGCCCCGAATGTCAATGCACTCGCCACAATCAATAGGCTTAATAATTGTTTCTTCATATTTCCAATAGCCCCTTTCTATTCCTGTTTCTATTATATTTAAAACACCTGTCTCTACTGCTCTTTGCAAAGCTATAGATACAGATTCGTTTTCTGTAAAACCTCCTTCCACTTCAACAAGCTCAGTACCTAGTTCTATAAATCTAAATATGTCTTGTGAAAGTCCTACAGATAAAATACTCTTAGAGACTAAAACCTCTATTAATACTTCTCCAGTACTTACAGAAACCAATCTTAGTGAAATGCTTACGGTATCTTCCCGGTATTGTTTACTTGTGCCTATTCCTAAATACCGAGCTCCGAGCCCACCACTTGTACGGTTTGTATCATAACTAACAACACCGCCCTGAACTAATAACCCTGCAAATAATAAAGGCTTTAGTTGATTATCCTCTTTAAATTCTTTTCTTGTTGTTCTTATAAGTTGTCTTTCTTTTGTAAGGTCATCCAGTCCTACTCGTTCTACAACTTTAAAGAACTCACCATTAGCAGCATGCTTAAAAGCCCTGATTAAAAATGCTTCAGGAGCTTGTGTAATAGCTGTACTAAATAAAGCAAACTCACTGTTACTCTTACGTTGCCCTGTCAAGTCTTTGAAGCTATTAGGGTAAACAGCAATGGTTGGTTTATTTATAGCTGCCGGTAAATCTTTTAATTCTTTTGACTGTAAATCTAATACAGATGATTCTTGTATAACTATGTTGGGTATACCACCTGTAGTTAATAATGAATCATACTTTAGTGCACAACTAGAAAGTAAAAGACCCAATAGGCAAAGTGATAATTGTTTCATTCCCTTCTGCATCCGTTATTTTTAGTGTGATATATTCCCCATCTGATTCATATTCAATGATGTTACCTTCTAGTTCTACTTGTCCTGAGTCAGAAGGATTCTCTCCAAATAAATTTTCTACTAACTGCCTAGATAACTGTGCGTATATTCTAGACTCTAAGTTTCTAATAAATCTAGCAAGTGTTGTGTTCTTTGCTTCTCTTGCAAGCTCATCTTGGTAAGCTTCTATTTCGGCTTTGACTGCTTCTTTTCTATTGAACTCTTGGTTTTCTATTGTGAGGTAATGAGAGCTTGTATTGTTACCTGAAAAACTAGGGTTCTTAAACTTGTGTACCATTTGGTCTGCTTTTGCATCTACAGCAATAACAAGAATTACTACGATTAAACCAAAAATAGCCAACCCTTTATCAAATATAGTCATTAGTCTTTCCTTTGGTCATCTCTATCTGCTTTAGCTATCTTATTACTATCTATAAGTTGAGGTACTCCTAGTATAGTTTTAATAAGTGTATCTTGTCTTATAATCTCGTTGTCTAAACTACGTACTCTATCTATAAGAGCTACTAAGATACCGTGTTGTGAATCTAACTTAGTACCTAATCGTAATTCCATTTGTTCTATTTGGTCCGCTACTTTGTCATCAAGTACATCTAGCTTAGTCTCCATACCATCAATGATACGGTTAATAAGTTTCCATATAAAGAAACCTAATCCTAATGCAGCAGCAATTGGAAAACCAACTTCATTAATAAATTGAATTGCTTGTTCCATATTTTAAGGTGCAAGTTCCCTGTGAAGCTAACAATAGCGTTCTTTAAAATCCTTCTTAAGTTTTAGTAGGGGTTAGAAAAAGTAATAGTATGCCGAAACTATTACATATGCCCAACCAACAATACATACAACGCAGACACTACTGGTCACTGCTTTCAGTTGATTTACACTCCTTTTTATTAAATTCATTCCATCTTAGGAATTTCTTGGTTTCTAAATCCCAAAATAATCCTTTATAACAATTATCTTGAGAGTCTTCTTCTTCGTTTATTAGCCCGAACCAATTCCATCGTCCGTCTGCTATAACGTCTTTTATTTTCTGTTTCATTAATCTTGTTTATGTGATGCTCCAAAATAGAAGCTAACAATAGCTGATGCTAGACCACCTAGGTATCCTAAAATTAAATTGACTAATGCCTCTGAGTTGGCTTCTGGGGGCTGCAGGGTTATAAGAAATATATAACCTAAGAATCCACCTACTGTAGCCATGCCCATGATACGTGCTGTCCAATCTTTACTAAACTTTCCTCTAGCATCTTGTATATCTGCTGTCTCAAGTTTAAATACATCCACATCAAGTTCTTTCATCTTAACTTCAAATTCTTGTTCAACTTTTTTAAGCTCAAGCATCTGTTCAGGTGTAGCTTCTTGTATAGCCTTTTCAATCGCTTTAGGATTGTTAGGGACTCCAAGTACATCTGCTATCATATTAGCTGCCATGCCTCCCATAGGACCGCCTAATGCAGTACCTATTGTAGGTGCTACTGCTCCTACTAAACTTTTTAACATATCTTTCATTCTTCGTCCTTATATATTTCTGCCATGAGGTCTTCAAACATATCTCTAAAGTTGTCTAAAGACATAAAAGGCATGTCTTGTTTTACTTGGTGGATGCAATACTGTCTATAGCATGCTTCGAGTTGGTCTTCTAGATATAGAATCATATTACATTATACATTGATTATTGAGGTTTGTCAAGCTACTTGAATAATTTTTCAATAGCTATTTTAAAATCTTCTACTCTAACAGGAGTTTGTTCTTTCCATTTGGACTGTCCATCTTTTCCTTTTCCGGTAGAAATTTGGTTTATTGCTTCTGAGTAATTTTTATCCTTTAAAGCTTGATAAGCACTTGGAAACTTTTTAGTCCATTGAGTTCCTAATTGAAAATTAACGGACCCTAAAGCCTCAATAAATCTACCATCCGTAATGCCTAATTCTGAAGCCTGTTTAACAGCAGCATTAACAGCTCTTTCTGAATCTTTTTTTAACCATGTTTTAATTGTATCTGAAGAAACTTTATCGCCTATGTTATATTGTTCGTTCTCTTTTGAGCTCAATAAATGACCTACTCCTGCGGTAGGTTTATTTAATGTATCATAATATACATCGTCTCTGTAGCCTTCTCTTTCTTGTAAATGTTTTAAAAATCTTGGGAAATTAAATTCTGATGAATCTCCACCTTTATTAAAACCAAGTCTGTCCATGCTTTCTTTATAAGGTTTACCTGTTAATTTATTTATTCGTTCTGCCGGGTCTTCTTTTGTGAACGGAACATCCTCTCCTTCTACTAAACCACCTGTAACAAACTGTGCTCTATATTCATAAGGTTGTCCAGTAAAAGGGTCAACACGTACAGAGCCACCGGTAGCTCTAAAAAGTCTTTTAGGTTCGTCTTCTTTACCTGCGATAGTCTCCGCTACGTCCCTAGTAGCTCCTCTAATGCTTTTAGTAGCTTCTTTAGCTGCTTTTTGCATAGGAGTATAAGGGTCTCTAAAACCTGTGTATTCTTCCATAATATCTCCGACAGTTCTATCAAAGATGTTTTTTGTTCCTATTAGTGGAGCCTTACGAGCTGCTGTTTCTAATAAACCTCTATTGTAGAATGCAAGACCTATAATGTCATTTATTACGGGACCACCGACTCCGGCAGAGGCTAGTAAAGGATTTTGACCATACGCCATACCTTCTGCAACTCGTACACCATATTCTATTGGTCCAAGCAAGCCAACTCTTTGATAAGCTTTTAATGTATCTCGCCAGTCTTCACCATCACGTTCAATACGCTCTCTATTTTCTTCTGAAGTTCTCCAATAGTTTGTAGCTTTTGCTACGTTAGTAGCCATTACTGCAAAAGCAGCTATCTTTGGAGCGTTTACAGTTGGGTCAGTAATAATATCTCTAGCAAAGTTTTTAAGAACAGTATTACCAAACACTGTAGGATATCTTAAAAACTGTGTAAAGATATCAACTTTAGGA